GATCAGGGTGACACGAAGCCCACCGACGTGGACGACGTTAAACCAGAGATCGACGTGGACGAAGACAACTCTGTCATCCCACCAAACCTGTCACCGGTTAACGAGATATCTGTCACTGAGTCTAACTTCGAAGAGACAAAGCTACAGCAAGAAGGTCAGATCGGAAACCAACAGGGTCAGATCACTAACAACTTGAACTCTGGTTCAGGTAGTACTAGCGGTGCTGGTGCTAACGGTGGTGCTGGTGCTGGTGCCCCGAACTCATCTGGTAACGAAGCCCTCAAGGACTTACCGACACCTGAAGAGTTGGATGAAGCTAACGTATGTCACTACGACATCGAGGTATTCTACTTCAGTCCAGTCGATGCTGTTTACATTGCTGAAGGTGCTATCTGCTCTGATCCAGAAAACCCATGCGAGGCAGAATGGTGTCAGTGTGGCGAGCCTGGAAAATCAGGTTGCGTAGTACAAAACCAAGTTGTAAGTATGACGGAGTGGTTCTCGTTCGGAAGTAAATCCGAAAGGGACGCATTCTCTGCCGCACTCACTGCTATGAAGAACGCACCGGGTACAGTCGGTAGCATTCACCCTGCTCTTGTTGTTAACAGAGGTTCGGGTGGCGGCGGCTGTGAAGACGGTGGCGGAACTGGATTCATTGGTTACCAAGGATCTGGCGAGTACGATAGTGAAGGTAACGAAAAAACAATTCTAGGTTTAGACGGATTCGGAGAAGAAGGGTGGGAACCACCTGAGCCGTGCGTCGGACCATTTTCTTAAGGAGAATAGATATGGCTAAGAAGAAAGCTACACGTGTTAGCAAGGACAAGATGAAATGAAACAAACCCAAACGTGCTTCCGGCGGAAGCAAAAGCTGGGTTGTTAAAGGTTGCCAAGGTGGTAAGGAAAAGATCGTTCGGTTTGGTGATCCAAACATGAAGGATAAGCCTAACGTCGCCAAGGCAAAGAAAAGTTACTGTGCTAGGAGTAAAGGTATCAAAGGGGCTGACAGCAAGTTGTCAGCTAACTATTGGTCCAGAAAGAAATGGGGTTGCTAATATGGGTTGCGGAAGATGCAGAGGTCCGGTAAGAGTCAAGGGGTTTGAGGCCCCTCGGCGGGCACCAGTACTTAACAAAGATGGAGACATCGTGTTCCCCTTAAAGGCAGATGTGCCTAAGCTAGAAGGCTACACAGCTCATCCTGAACAACCGCACGTACTGAGTCCAAACGAGGACTTTGTGTGCGAGAACAGGATGACTGGTATCCTATTGCAGAAGGATGGGAGTTATGCCCCCACGTACATTTGCATGGACGGAAAGTGTCCACACAAATCTACACAGGTCAATCCCAGTATTTGCAAGGCCTGTCCTTTCAGATCAGCCTAACATAGATCGCATCAGTGACGCATATAGTTTGCCTGTAGCAATACAGTCTGCTAGTGCGTCATGAGCTTTCTCAATTTCAATGCCGTACCTGCGGCACATGTCCATTAGTCCTACCCTTGGGAACGGAAGTTCCTTACCCATCATCGCTGCCCGATCATTAAGCATCGAGCCGAAGATCATGGTGTCCCTTGGGTGCGGGCTAAACAATGAGTTCATCAAATCAGGACCCAACCACGGAGTTAGAAAACTTCTCTCGAAACCCCAGTTGTGTGCAATCGGAGTAAACCTCCGAGAGTGCCCCATGGGTAAGGCCGAGAACCATTCGAGGAGGAATTCAATAACTCTTGACTGTGACGGAGCATTCAACATTAGATCGTCGATGCTCAGACCGTGAACCGAGGAGGCAGTATCTTCTGCCCTCTCTGGGTGGTTGGGTTTGATGTTACAGTAGAACGGCTGAACCTCAGCTATCTCTAGGTCAATTGTCATAGGGACAATGGCTATCTGAATAATTTCATGGTAGCCACCGATCCTTCCCGTAGTCTCAACGTCCACCACCGCGAGGGGGTTTCCGTTGAGGTTCGGGAGTGATGGGAAACTAGCATCCATGACGATCACCTGACCAATCTCCCAAGTCTGCCTTGGGTTCACAGACCGACTTCACAGAAGCGAGTCTCTCTCTATAATCCTCCGCTATGGGCGAGTCCCCAGCGTAGTTGATTTCTAACAAAGCACAGAAGTTCCAGATTGCGTGTCCCAAGTGGTGGCAAGCTGAATCAGCATCGTGCGTCTCACCGTTGAGGAACTGGCTTAGATGTCTCATCCCAGAGTCAAGATACTCTGTGTCGGGTTTGCCACCAAGTTTCCAGTTGCCTTCGTTGTACTTCGCTGCCCCGAAAGCCATCACCCGTGCAAGTGTTTCATTGCACAGGGGGAACTCTCGAAAGAATCGGCTCAGTTGCGGCTTAGTACTATTGTCACGTTTTGCTTTCGCCATCTCTATGGTCTCCGTATAATTCGTTGTCTAGATTGAATGTACTCTTTTCCGTAATCGACTCCTGCCTCTGCTGGCATCAATGACACGTTGCCAATGCAGGTGATGTTACCTGATGCCCGTCCCATTGGGATGATGCCTCTGCCTCGGAACTCATCGATGACTCGGTTGTAACTCCAGTCGAGCCTTTCGGTCTCGTCCAGTGATGCAGCGAATGCGTCGTAAAAGTCTTTCAGCTTGAGAGCGTAGCCGGGAACCATGTGACACTCTTCTCGAATGAAACGGTACACTAGGCTGTCTCCGTCTTCCGATGCCTCTCGCTTACTATCAGTCTCTAAGACTGGCAGTCGCAGACGACCCGGAGGTGACACCAACTTCAAGTCACAGATCGAGCGGAGGAACGAAGGTGCTTCGGCCCTGAGCATGTCGAGTAACTTGTGCTTCGGAATCTCTACGCCCTCGATCATCGGAACGTACATCATCACGACTCGTGTATCGCCGGGGAAGATAGGAACGTAGCTCTTATCATTCGCCATCTGCATCCAGTGAGTAGTGTTCTTAAACGGGAAGGGTTGCTGATACTTAGCGTGGATCAGAATCTCTTCACCAGTTACCCATGCCTTCATTCTATCGTAGGCAGTTCGACCGCCAGCAGACGTTGGGTTCAGGTTTGTTTCTTCAACTACACAGAGGACAGCTCCGGCGAGTTCTCCGTTAAACCCTGACTTACTCTTGAGTGCTTCATCGGCTAGTGCGATGCCACCCGTGGTGAGTATAGACAGTGCTTCGTGCAGGACCGACTTACCACTATTCTGTGGACCGTAGAAGAACAAGTAAGGTAACTTGCAGTACGGGTCACGGAACGTGAAGGCAATCCAGTATCGTAGATAGTCGGCCCCAGTTAGGATGCCGTTATCCTTACACCATTGGTCTTTGGCAACGGACTCATCTAAGTCTTGGCCGCAATGGTCTAAGACCATATCCCAGTGGCGAGTGTTGTCGCCGTTCTCACCGGGAGTGACAGCGAACTGTGGTGCGTGTCGATTCCACTTACGGTTACCGAGGTACTCAGGTTGGAATGGCACATTAACGATCTTCCAGTTCTTTAAGATTAAACGTCCGAGGATTGTTTCCACGTCGTCAGGTGCCCAAATGCGTAGGGCCGATCTGGTATTGTCCTTACTGTGTCCAACCCACTCACCGTCTTCGTTGCGGCACACCCATTGGCTGAACTCATTGTTCATGTCAACCAGTGCCCGAACTCTGTCATCGTAGGTAGTCTCTTCTTCTTCGTAAACGTGTTCTGTGCGAACATTGCGTAAGAGGGTAGTGAACTTACGTCCCTTGGCTATCCAGCCCTTAGGAGTCCTGTCATTGGCCTTCTTAGGCATCTCTAGGACAAGTTGCTTGTCCTTGTTCTCTCGCATGGTGATGCTACGTCCACCGTCTTGGCCGAACACTTCCATCCAAGTATCGTCGAGCTTGAGGTTGCCGCCCATGAGTGCCGCTGCTTGTGCTGCATCATCGAGGTCACCGAATACCCAACCTTTACCATCGGGGTCTTCTGCACCGCCCATAACCGCTGCTGCTTCTTGCAGGCTCGGTGGTCGGTTGAAGAACGTCCAAGTCCAGTCGTTACCGTCTTGTCTCCAAGTGTCATGCTCTGCTGCACCTCGACCAAAGCGGGTCAGTCGTAGTCCACCGTCTTTAACGGGGAAGGCGAAGCAGTTTGGCTTACCCTTGTCAGAGCCGCTTGAGTGGGTCGCAAACACGCCACGGTACTCATCCGGGTATGTGTTCATAAGTTCCACGAAAGCGTGTGTGTGGGTCTGCCAGCAGTGGTGATCGGGAACCCAGACGATGGTGTACCCAAGCTCGTGGATGCGTTCCTCGATCAGCTTGTGGGTATCGTCTAGTTCGATCTTAACACGTGATGAAGTCTGTGCCTCGAAGGAATCATAGTCACGCGAATCAACGCCGTTGAACTTGATCTTACTCGAAGTGCCGTTGACTACATCAACGTTGTCACGCCAGTTTGCTGGGAGTCGTGGGCAGACGGAATCACAATCTTTGATGATTGCCAAACCTTCATTGTCTGCATTGATCTTGCGGTGCCAGCACCACATGTTACCACCCAGTACATCCATGTTACCCCGGAAGTCGAAGCCAGCCTCACGTTCCATCATCCCCAGTACAGCCCGTGCAAGAGCGGCGTGGACGTTATGGTTCTCCGTGTCTGGTGCGTCGGAGGGGTCAAAGTATACATACAGGTGTAAGCCACTGCCGCCCGTTGATTTACGGACTTGGACCCACGGGATGTTGGAAGCGGCTTTACGGACCGCCAGTAAGGATTCGTCGTCAACACCTACACCTGCTGCGTGTCCGGTAATCGAATCGAAATCGAAACCTACCCACAGTGACTTCTTTAACTGCCAGTTCCAGCCGGTCATACCGATGCACTCAACGTGTCGCATGAGGGGGAACTTCATAGCAGTGTCATTAAAGTACGGCTCGGACATAGCATTCCGAGGTACACGAATATGGTGGAACGTGTAGCTTTCCATATCAGGTGGAGAGCATGACCACGTATTGCGAATGAGGCGGTCGTCCTCATATACTGGTTCCCCGCCCGTGGGGTCAACCATTACTTGTACTTCCATACCGGGATTGTACCGCTGGGTCAAATCCTTGGCGAAGTTTACGGGGACGTTGTTTAGGAAACCCCCAATTGCTTCTGTCGTTTTTGTCATAATGTCTTTCTAAGTTAGAGTAAACGAATCCTTATGCCCCCATTATAGCATAGGTAGGCACCTATGTCAAGGGAATTCGGGAAGAATAGTCAAAGTTGCGCACCTCCGTACCTCGGGGGAGCAAATCTCGCCGTGCATATCTGAGTATACCCCATAAAAATAGGGGTGTCAAGCAGAAAGTTACGGAGGGGAGCAGGTAACGGGTCTATTCTCTCTATAAACAATACTAAATTGCTATTTTCTTCCCTATAGACTCTTTTTATACTATACCTCCTCCCTTCCGTACCTATAGAGTAAGAAGAATAAGATAATAATAAGCAAAAACCGTAGTGAAGTCGCGTCAGGCACGCGGGGAGCTTCCTCCCCTTTGCCGTACCTGGCCCTCCCTAATGGGGAGCAAGCAAAATACCCACCTGAACTATTTTGAAATCTTTCTGGAATTGACTTGCAATCCAGGATCTCTATGTTATACTAGGGGTAGGAGAAATACTATGACACACAAAATATTGATTGCTTGCGAGGCGAGCGGCGTAGTTACTAAAGCATTCCGCGACCGAGGCTACGACGCTTGGAGCTGTGACATTATAGATACATACGGTGAGTTACCCGAGTATCATATGAAGGCAGACGTAACCGACGTACTTAATAAAGGCTGGGACATGATGATCGCCCACCCTCCGTGCCAGTACCTAGCTAACTCTGGTGTGAGCTGGCTCAAGCGGCAAGAGGGTCGGTGGGGTCGGATGGTCAAGGCTGCTGGGTTCTTCCACGCCTTACTTAATGCACCCATCCCGCATATCGCTATAGAGAACAGTGTGCCCCACAAGTACGCTGTAGAGCGTATAGGACGCAAGTACGATATGACCATACAACCATACCAATTCGGGCACAAAGTCTCTAAGAGGACGTGCCTGTGGCTCCAGAACCTACCTGAGCTGGTCCCCACCACGGACCTGAAGGCAGAGACAGAGGCACTACCATACTACGAACGAAATTATCTTCTGGCAATGTCGCCCGGAGAGGACAGACGCCGAAAACGTTCACAGACTTTGGAAGGCATCGCTAACGCTATGGCCGACCAGTGGGGGAAACACCTAGATGAGCAGAGAGATAGCTAAAGAAGATATCCTACCACCATGGAACATGCTACGCCCCGTCATGGAGGACAGCCTAGAGTTCATGCAGTTGGTAGATAGTATCCGCGAACACGGCCAGCTCAACAGCATCCTAGTGAGGCCGCACCCTACCCGTGAGGGAAAATATCAAGTAATTGATGGGTTTTGGAGGTATTCTGCCATAAAAACCTTGACAAGGCCGACGATCCATGCTATAATATATACTCAAGAGTTAAGCGATGACGATTACTTAGCCCTACAAATACAATGCAACGCCCTTAGCTTTGAGACCCGACCGATTGAGTTCGCTAGGCAGATGAGCAGGATGATTGACCTACGAGACGAAGCAGGCTCCCCCATGACGATGGCAGAGTTGGCCCGTACCGTTGGCAAATCAACAGGGTGGGTATCGGATAGGCTGAAGTTGTTATCGCTATGCAGCGAGGCACAGAAGGCCATTGAGCAAGGACGCATGACACTGGGCAAGGGAGTGGCACTGGCAAGGATTCGCCTACACAAGTATCAACGTGAGTTCCTAGAGATCGCACCAGATACAAACACCCGTGACTTCCAACTGGCGGTGGGCCGGTTCATCGCTGAGAAGCGAGACAACAAGAAGGGAATGAGACGGGACGAACGAGACAAGATCAAACTCAACCCTCGGTACAGGTCGATGGATGAATGCTTGATCGAACTGGACAGGCTGGATAACATTTCTGGCTTAATTGTAAAAAACAATTTGACAAGTGCCCGCGAGGGTGCTATAATTGCTTTAGAATGGGTGTTACACCTCGACGAGGAAGGCCGACAACGCCAAGTCAGAGAGATGCGACACAAACTTACTAGTGACGACAGGACAGAAATTATAGGGAGGCGACGTTATCAAGAACTAAAAGAACTCGAAGCATTGAAAGACAAGTATCAAAAACCTAATTGAAAGAGAATTTACTATGAGTAAAAACGAAGTATCAGTATTGAACGAACTATTCGGTGGCGAAAACGCATTGGCAACTCAGTCGGTTGCTGACCTCAAAGCATTGGATGCAATGTCATCCAGCTCAAGTTTCCTTCGCCGGATTCAACTATATTCCAAAGGCAAATCGAACGCCAGCGGCACCCTAGTCGGTGCAGGTAACTTCGGTGTACCTGAGTCCAGCGAGAAGATCAGCGACCTTGGCAACGCGATTGACGTCTTAGTCATTGCCCGCAAAGCCAAAGCCATTGACATGTCTGACACGAGTAACATCATCGTTACTAATGACACGACCTCGGCTGAGTTCAAACGCATTGTTGACCTAGCTGACAACACCCGTGACAGCGGTTGTGCATACGGTCCCACTTACTTGATCTACGAACGTGGAACGAAAAGTTTCTACGAGTTCTTCTGTGGAAACAAGAGTGCCCGGTACGCATCGTCTTCCATCAACGGTTACTTACCAGTAACACAAGCGATGATCGACGCCGGTTTGTCGAACGAAGAAGCACCACGCTTCTCCAAGCCCATGACTCTGAAGTCTAAGTACATCAAGAAGGACCGCTTCGAGTGGTTCGCACCAGAGGTAGAAGATAGCTTGACCGCCATCGACCTGCCCACGGCTGATGTACTTCGCTCTGAGATCGAGCGGTTTATGAAAGTCGAAACTCCAGAAGTCGAAGTAGCTGAGAACACCAGCTCACGCAAGCGATAGTCTGGTTCTTACAAGCCCGGAGGTATCCCCTCCGGGTCTTTTTGTGTATTGGAGATTACATGGCAGGTATTGACAAAGACTGGGTTGGTGCCTACTTCGACCACGGAGTGGACGTTAACAACCGGCGGGTCTTCTTAGACCAAGACATTGAAGCAGAGACTATCGGCCCGCTTGTCAAAGGGCTGTACCTCATGGAGACCATTGACCCTGAAGCACCGATCGAGATGTTCATCAGCTCATTCGGCGGTTGCGTATACGAGTCACTCGCGGTCTACGATATTATGAATACAATAAAGTGCCCGATCCATACGTTTGGATATGGCAAAATCATGTCGGCGGCTGTCCTGCTTATTGCAGCAGGCGAACCCGGACAACGGTGGATATCGCCACACGTCGCCTTCATGCACCACGACTGGGCAGCGGACGTCGGTGGCAAGGCTCAGGACTTGCAGACCGTAGTGAAGCACCTAGAGAAGATTGGACAGAAGTGGACTCACTTACTGGCCGACCACTCTAGCAAGCCACACAAGTGGTGGAACTTACGAGCAAAGAAGGCAGCGGACTTTTACTTTACGGCGGACGAAGCCATTGAGTGGGGCGTTGCAGACCAAGTATGGGTGGAGAAATCAAAATGATACATTGCGAACTTGTTGCATACACACAACTGAAAGCTGCGTTCCACGGTTACGTCGAACAGCTTGGCGGAGATAACCCCGCGCGTGTCGTACAACAAGGGAACAAGCCCAAGGGTAAGTTAGCTTACCCACTAGCATACTACTTGGCGGCGAGTGACCCACGGAAGGATACCAGCAAGGTCGCTCCGCTGCGAGGGATGTTGAGCTTTACGATGATGTGCGCCGGACCCGACTACCTCATAGCAGAGGTCACTGGGCATCCCCACGGCCTACGCTGTATGCTCCAAGAGGCTCCAGCCAAGCGAGGCATGGGTATGGCTCTAATGGCCGGAGACGGCGAACAGTGGGCCATGGCGATACATCATGCAGGCAGCTCAGAGGTGGAGTCGGTGAGGGACTGGGGGCTTAGTTGCTTCCAACAGTTCCAGAACCACCAGCTAGACGACCTGTTCGGCCAAGCCAGGCCAAGAGGATCAGGATATTTTCTAGAATAAATTTGACAACGACGAAATACGGAGTATAATAGAAGTATGAGCATTACAGAAACACAATTTATCGTTAACACACCGAAGCGTGCGTACAAGGTCCGGGTTAAATACCAAGTGACTGACAACGGACGTATCGAGTTTCTTACAGCACCGTTTGCCCTCAAGGACGAAATTAAGTCCATGAAGGGTGCCCGATGGCATGGTTTCATCGAGGGCGACAAGCGTAAAATCTGGTCTGTAGCTGATTGCCAACGCAACCGGTTCCAGATTGCATGGTTAGAGGGTGGAAATCCCTACGAGTGGTTCGACCGCGACCTGATTGAACATGACTTCCCCAAGTTCGGTTCAGAGCAGTTCGGCTACTACGATCTTATGGGGCAGCAACGCCTGATGGCAAACACAGCACTTACCTATCATTACCAAATCTGGGGTGCAGAGATGGGTACTGGTAAGACGCTGGCCGCTATCGCCACAATGACCCAATCCGAAACTAAGGGTTGGTGGTGGGTTGGTCCCAAGTCCTCCCTGTTCGGTATCAAGCAAGAGTTCGCCAAGTGGGGACTGCCTGCTGGTACAGTTACGGACATGATGAGCTACGAAGGTATGATGCTCAAGATGCGGACTTGGAAGAAGGGCGACCCGGCTCCCATCGGCGTAGTGTTCGATGAGTCACAGAACCTCAAGACTGCCACAGCCCAACGCACACAGTGTGCCCAAAAGCTCGCTGACAGCATCCGTGCAGAGTACGGCAACGAGGGCTTCGTCATCCTTATGACGGGCACGCCGTCACCCAAGTCACCTGCTGACTGGTGGGCACCGTGCGAGATCGCATGGCCCGGCTTCGTCAAAGAGGGTAACACCAAGTCTTTTGAGAAAAGATTAGGTTTTTACAGATTACGTGACGATTTAGCTGGACAAGCGTTCAACACTAGAGTAGCATGGAAGGATGACGAACACCGCTGTGCAGAGTGTGGGCAGTACCTTAACGAAGGCCACCACTGGACAGAGGACGGCGGGATGATCGAGAAGGACACCACGTTCCAACTCCACCACTTCCGCAAGTCAGAGAACGAAGTACTACAATTGAAGGACAGGCTCGACGGACTTGTGACACTAGTTCACAAGAAGGACTGCCTCGACCTTCCACAGAAGATATACAAAGAGATCGTCTGCGAACCGTCAGCACCTATGCTACGTGTTGCGTCCGCTCTCACCAAGACAGCACCTAATGTCATCACAGGCATTACTGCACTTCGGGCATTGTCCGATGGCTTCCAGTACCGTGAAGTAGAAGATGGGGACCAACCGTGCCCTGCATGTAAAGACGGGACCGAGACCATCTACCACAATCCCAACGGTGGAGTCATCCGAGACATTGACATGCTCTCCCCAGAGTTTGTTGATAGCATGGAGCGAGAGGTTGTACCATGCGAGAGTTGCGAGGGATCGCAGCGAGTGGTAAAGATGAAGAGGGTTGCCAGAGAAGTGCCCTGCCCGAAAGAGCAGGCTACTGTTGACCTACTTTCCCAGAATGAAGAACTCGGTCGCATCGTGTTCTTCGCAGGATTTACTGGATCGCTAGATCGAATCACCAAGGTTTGTCAGCGTGAGGGTTGGGATACAATGCGAGTAGACGGGCGTGGCTGGAAGATATCACAATTGACCGGACACCCCAACGAGGATGGAACCCCAAAGACCAAATCCATCCGACTGGATAACCCGATGGACTACTGGGTAGAGAACGCTGATCGCAAGATCGCATTCGTTGCTCACCCCAAGTCCGGTGGCGTTGCCCTGACCCTATGCCCCCAAGCAGGGAGGCCTGGAGCTGAGGTGTGTTGCTTCTACAGTAACGACTTCAACCCAGCAAGCCGTGCCCAAGCGGAGGATCGTATCCACCGTACAGGGATGACTGGACACGCAATCATAGTGGACCTGTTCCACTTACCAACTGACAAACGAGTACTTGACATTCTCCGCCAGAATCGTAAACTGGAGAAGATGACAATGGGCGAGTTTGAGGAATTCGAGAAAGACTTAGAATGTGAGGAAACCACAGATGACTGAAAAACCCAAGGACAAGTACGTGATCTGCGTAGTTGCCCTAGAAGCGACAAGCCCAAGGCAGTATAAGAACTACTACCTTGGTGTGGAAGGAACCGAAGAAGAAGTTTCGCGTATGCGGGACAACATCGCAGGACGCGGATTTAAGACTGAGGGAAGGCGTATCTTCCCTGACGCAATTGAGACTGTTACTATTAAAGACCTTAACGACACCGGAGAAGAAGAATGAGATACCCTAAGTTTGTAACTGAAGCAATGGACGACGCTTTGTCGAACTTTCCAGAAGTCCCGACGAAGACCCTTGCGAAAGCAATCTACAAGGATCACAATAAGTTCTTCACAAGTGTTGAACAGGTCCGATCCGCCCTGCGACGTCGCCGTGGCAATGCCGGTGTTTCCAACATGAAGACCGACTTCCACCGACCGAACAAGGAAGCAGGCTTTAAGAGTCAGATCCCTGTGTCTCAGACTAAAGAGTGGGCACCTTATATCATTCCCAACGGTGAGCGTATCGCTATCATTAGCGACATCCACCTGCCCTACCACTGCGAGGCTACCTTGCAACGGTGGTATGCGGACGCATCCGAGTTTGAGCCTAGCGTGATCGTCATCAACGGCGACCTGCTTGACTTCTACCGTATGTCTCGCTTTGAGAAGAACCCTGCTGTGCGTGACACGGCATTCGAGATTGACCAAGCACACGAGTTCTTCGAGTGGATCACTGATCGCTTCGAGGCAAAGGTTGTGTTCAAAGAGGGTAACCACGATGAACGATGGGCCAAGTACATTTGGAACAACGCCCCTGAGTTCTCCAAGTTCGCCCAGTTCAGTCTTGAGCAAGTACTACTGTTGGACGAGTTCGGTGTAGACCACGTAGGTGACAAGCGTGTCATCCATGCGGGCGACCTGAAGATCATCCACGGACACTAACTGTATGGTGGCGGCGGTATTCAACCGGCCCGAGGTATGATGCAACGTATGTTGTGCGACGCAATCGCAGGACATAACCATCGTACTTCTCAGTTCACCCAAGCCAACTTCGAAGGTAAGCACCAACGGTGCTACTCGACTGGCTGCATGTGCGAGCTGACTCCTGAGTACTCTCGCATCAACGGATGGAATCACGGCTACGCATTCGTAGACGTATACGAAGATGGATCTTTTGATATGGACAACCGGATCATCATCTGATCCAACTAGACATCGGGACCCACCTAAGTGGTGGGTCTTATCTTTTAACTTTATTTAGGATTTTTTAATTATGCCAACTTTAATCGCACGTGCTACCGTTTCTGGTGCAAACATTTATTCGACCGCAACGTCAACGCCCGTGATTATCACGGATGGTTATGGTATTGTTCAAGCCACTCGATTCGGCCTAGTGAGCAACGGTCCCTTCAATGAGTCTCAGGTAGAGTTCTTGCTAGACCCTGAGCTACTTGAGGAGCATTACATAGCCAGAGGTGGTAACCCCACAGGTGGACTCATTAATGCCCCTTACCGCATTATCTATGCAGATGGTACTACAGTTAGCGGAATCATTAACTTCGGTGACGATCACCTTAGCACTCTGTACACCTCTCCTGATAACGGCTTCGTAATCAGCGTGGATAACGACCTTGTAGCGACCCGTGGCGGTTATTACACAGTGGAGTTAGACATTGCCACCCGAAGCCAAAGCCACTTCACCTACAGTAATAGCTTCAAGCGAGAGCCAGCTATGACTTCGGTTTTCTGTAGCTGGATTACCCCACAGGCAACGGGTATTGGTTCTTCTATCTACATGGAAGAGAGCCGTGGAGTTAGCTGGGTAGAACACCGTGGAACGGTTATGGCCGATGGTCAGCAAGAGACGATCGTTGCCCGAGTTCACTTCAAGCGTGCGTTCAAGAGCAAAGAATCCTACTTTGCAGATACCAAGTGCTTCTCAGGACAAGGTAATTCACAAATGTGGGCACCTAGTGATTATGTTTACTGGGGAACCCGACGTGGTATCATCAAGCAACAGTACGACAACTACGTTGACGTCTGGCAGAACAAGGTGATCAACGCCAATCAGAAGTGCCTGATCACGTTCACCGCTAACGGCATCGCTTACAAGTAATGCTAGGCTGGATAGCTAACATAGTCCTAATCATTGGATGCTGGGGAGTGTCCCACCAACACAGGTGGGCACTCTTGCTCGGTGCCTTCGGAGGTTTCCTCTGGGGCATCATCGCTATCCAGGCCCAAATGTGGGACTTATTGACCATCGAAATAATCCTAAGTTCTTTGCAGATAAGGGGTTACTTCATCTGGGGAAAGTACGGAAAGTACACAAATTCCCAAGAAAATCCTTGACAACGCTGCCGATCCATGCTATAATATAGTATGGGAAATTACAGCGCACATACTATTTCTATGCACCGGATCTTTGTCTCCTCGGAGTTCAATTGCCGGGCCGGAATATCATCAGACTCTATTGAGAGTCTGGCTGCAAGCATCGACCAAGATGGCTTGCTATTTCCCGTAGACGTACAACCCATAGAGGATGTAGCCGACGCCCCCAAAGGCTTCGACTACAGACTCGTGTGTGGTTTTCGTCGATTCACAGCCTGCACCCGACTGGGTTGGGTAGAGATTCCTGCCATCATACGGCACGGAATGAGCGACCGACAAGCCGCTATTGTGAATCTCACGGAGAATCTTGAAAGGCAACAGCTAAACATTCTCGAAGAAGCAAATTCTTTGGAGAAACTGTTCCCCTCTTATAGAACGATCCGATCAATTGCCAAAGAGTTACACAAGTCCGAGAAGTGGGTTTCACTCCGACGACACCTGATGTTGCAGGCTGAGTTCATTCAGATGGCCGCAGCGTCCGGTAGACTGTCCGAACGTGACCTCCGACTGATCATACACTCAAGTGACCCTGAGGCCAAGGCAAGGCAAATACTAAACGCTCAGAAGGAAAGCAACGGCAAGTCCAGTGTTACTCACTTCGGTAAGCGTACACGAAACAAATCCGAGATCAAAGAACTCATCGCCAGAATGCTGGCCGAGGGTTTCAACCCCCAACTGTTGCGTTTCCTAAGTTGGACCGCTGGGGAAATTACTGACGAAGAACTTAACGAAGCCCTAACGTGGCTCCGAGATAGAAAAGGATGGCTGAAATGACCCCCGAAATTCGACGAAGCCAGATCAAAGGGTTCGAAAGATTACAGAAGGACATAGGTGGGGTTACACCGTCTATCCTGGATGTAGGGACTAACGTCTACATTGAGACCAGAGAATACATTTATTTCCTAAGAGTACTTGACAAGGACGGTTTTAGGGTGTATGATTTAGAGACAGCATCGCCGCTCACTGAAAGTGGAGAGGTCATTGCTATCCAATCTCACTACCCTGCACTCAAGCACGATATGGATGATTGGCTCGGGAGATCGCTTAGACCGGTCTTCAAGTTCACCTCAGGACATTCCGTCATGGTGGGCGAGGTAACCGGAATGACCGTTGAAGGTGTCGGTGCTGACGGAGAACAATACAGTTTTGACTTATGGAGAATAGACGAATGAGACCCTTACTATCCCTACTACTTGCTTTCGCTTTCGTTACACCTGCCTTTGCTACGGAGCCACCCGAGTGGTGCGTCCGAGTTTACATTAGCAAACGAGGCAATGACAACGTTCCTGAGTCGATGGGTTCTGGGTCACTTATCTCTCCAACACGAGTGGTCACCAACTTCCACGTTGTAGAGGGTCGAGAGGCTGACAACGCCGTCGAGATTCTATTCGGTGACTGGACAGTCATCAAAGGCAAAGTCGTCGCAGAGAGCGAACAGTGGGACTTGGCAATCATCGAGATCGAGTCAGTCACCTACAAGACCTTGCCTATCGGCCAAGACCCAAAGGCTAACGTCTCCGGGTCGATTCACGGTTACGGCTACGGCCCTTACCTGAAGCAGACAGGTATCATCTCTGGATTCGTCAACGCCACCAGCATGGGCTTGGGCAGTGACGAAGGCGACGAAGCAGATGACTTACGACTCTTGGTAGGAGCCGGTGCCCGCAGTGGTGACTCAGGTGGTGCTGTTGTACGAGACGGCAAGCTAGTTGGTATCCTGAACCTGTCCAACGGCAAGAACACAGTATTCATCGTACCGACACAATTACGAAACTTACTCAAGACACTGGATAAATAATATGACCTCGACTGACTTACTATACAATACGACGAAAGACCTAGTATTCTACGATACAGAGACCTGTGGATTACACGGAATGCCTACCCTTCTGCAATACGCAGTTGGGGAGCATGGAGACATCGTGCTGTACGAAATCTGGAAGGAACCAGTCGGTAAGACCCTCGGACTTATCGAAGCAATGATGAACCACGTAGTCATCGGCTTTAACCTAGCCTTCGATCACTTCCAAATCCAAAAGCTACACTCGATCTGGTCGCTGCTTGATCCTACTTGGATTCCTGAGCAGCACATTAACGAGATCGCAGAGGTGGAGATGGACGCACGGGACGGTAACTGTATCAAACCGTTCTCAGCACTCGATCTTATGCTGTACAGCCGCAAGGGACCGTACCAGTCTCTTATGGCTCGCAAGGACATTCGCATCAAGCGAGTGCCCATGGCACCAGTTCGCCACAACGATCACATGATCCCTATGGCTTACGCTGTGGCCGCTTACTTAGAAGAACACGTAGAGTTAGACCCGATCTACTTCGCCCGCACAATGGATCGTGACGCACCTCGCTGGGGTGTCATTGATCGCATCAGCAACAGTGGCAAGGTTGACCGCAACTTCGCTGACGTTGTTCTTCGGTTCAGCCCTTCCGGTGGCTTGAAAGCACTGGCAGAGCATGTACTGAAACTACCACCCAAACATCAGCACTCGGACATCTGCATCTCACCTGACATGCGACCCGTCGAGCTGGGCTATGCCCCGTTCGCCAAGGCTATCTCCAGTGCCGACAAGGATTGGGCTTACACAGAAATCAACAATGAAGGCGAAGAAGTCATCAAGGGCTACGCTTGGCCGGGACGCATAGCAGCCCATATCCATCACTGGAACACGGACGCTGCTGCCCGCGAGTACGCTCACGACGATATCGTTTACACCCGTGGCCTTTACTACCACTGGGACAAGCCAACCCCCGGTGACAAGGACTCACTACTGACCTGCATGGTCGCATCGGTGAGGTGGCACGGCTTCTCGATCAACGAAGATGGCATCCGAACACTCAAGGCCAAGGCCGAAGAGACCGCCATCAAGACACCGATCAACACGAACAAGCCCCCAGAGATTCGCAAGTACATCAACGAGTGCTGCGATGACACTGAGAGCGTATTCCTGAGCGACACTACCAAGCGTTCCAAGCTGGAAGAGATGTCGCAGTGGATGATCACCGAGGACGAAGACTGCCTGAAGTGCATGGGCCTGGAAGAAGACTGCCCACGTTGCGACGGCACTGGTATCGTGAAGAAGGGAATGCACCCTGCATCCTCACGAGCTGCCGAGGTCTTAGGAATCAAGGTCGCCAAGAAGGAGATCGAGCTTTACAATAAACTACTACTCGCTGGGCGTTTTCACGCTTCATTCAAAGTTACTGGTACATTGTCCAACCGGATGGCAGGTGGCGACGGACTGAATGCACAAGGGATCAATCACGATTCCAACGTGCGTAGACAGTTTCCTTTAATTTGGGATGGCTATACACTCAGCGGTGGTGACTTCGATGCTTTCGAAGTTACAATTGCCGACGCCGTTTACAATGACCCTGACTTGCGAACCGCCATCGTCACGGGACAGAAGTTACACGGACTGTTCGGCACTTTATTATTCCCCGGTCATACCTACGAACAGATCCTTGACTCGGATCACAACGAACACGACTACGAGTTCGGTAACATGTACGGTAAGGCCAAAGCTGGTGTGTTCGCCATGATCTATGGTGGTAACGCTAGTACATTGAACCGGAACTTAGGTATCCCTGAGAAGATCGCTGAACAGGCCTTCGCTCAGTGGGGTGAGATGTTCCCCGGAATTGGTGATAGCCGCCAGCGTGTCATTGACTCGCATCAGCCGCTCTTACAACCGGGTGGCATCGGGTCTGCTATCGAGTGGGTCGAGCCTAAGGAATTCGTTGAGTCCTTCTTAGGGTTTAAGCGGTACTTCACTTTGGAGTACGAGATTGCTGAGTCTCTCTTTGAGATGGCAGCACACTTGCCCTCGGAGTGGATGGCTTGTGACGCAATCGTCACACGGTCAGAACAGCGTGGTAAGCAGAAGGCACACGGGGCTTTGTCCTCCGCACTGTACGGTGCAGCGTTTGGCATCTGCGAGGCTACTGTTCGAGCTGCGGCCAACCACGAGATTCAATCACCCGGTGCTGAGATTACCAAGTACACACAGGTCGCTATCTGGGAACACCAACCAGTCGGTGCCCACCAGTGGATTGTAGCTCCGATGAACGTGCATGATGAGATCATCTGTGTGACTCACCCGGACTACGTTGAGCTTGTCTCTGACACGGTGGCTAAGACGGTCGAGGGTTTCCGCAAGCAGGTGCCTTTGATCGGCATGACTTGGTGCAAAGATATGGCTAACTGGGCCGAGAAGAAGGGTGGCATGGAGAACGTAAACCATATCACCTATGATAAAGATAAGATCATCTCCGAGATGGAGGCGACTACATAGGAGGGGACATGGACCCATTTAAGGCGAGGGCCAAGAACGGCCCTGAATTTCATATTCAGAATAAGTGGGTTAAGTTCCTTGAAGGTAAGGGGTGGCATGTCGAGAGGATGGTGGGTAACGCCTTCCAGACCGGCATCCCCGATCTTTACCTAGCACACAAGCGTTACGGGACTCGCTGGGTTGACGTTAAGGTCTACGGACGTTACACGTTTACCAAGGCCCAAAAGAAGAAGTGGCCCATATGGGAATCCTACGGCATCGGCATCTGGATCATCGGAGCGAAGTCGTCCAAGGACTGCACCAAGGACCACATGCTACAAGAACACGACGAGGTTCTTGTGTCCGGCTCACCGAACTTCAGAGACTTCTGGAAGTCGAGCTGGGACACGAAGATAGACATAGATAAACTACTAGAGGAATTAGATGATGACCCTAAGCCCCAAGGATAAACTGATCTACCACTGCCGACAACTGGTAGATGTAGCAGAGCCGTTCATCTTAGAGCAACTGTTAAAGTACTCTCGGGTAACTGTAGACGACTTCCAGGATGAGATGGAATGGGACGATCACTTCTACACACGCAACGTGGTAGCGAGTGGCAAGTGGTTCGAGTTGCTGGTCATGTGCTGGCTACCGGGGCAGGGGTCGATGATCCACGACCACGGCGAAAGCTCATGTGCCCTGAAGGTACTGGAGGGTGAGGTCACCGAAGACAACTACGGCATGGCTGACACAGAGGGGTACACTAACAAGGTGTACTCGCTTTGCTTCAAGAGGCCCAGCACGATAGCCGCGAGTGCGAAGTGCATACACCGGCTATCCAACCAGACGGACAAACGACTGGTCACACTACACTTATATTCCAAGCCAATTGCGAACAAGATGGGAGTCTACTACTGTGAAGATAATTGAATCGAAGACCAACCAGTGTGTCCCGGCATCCTTCGCCATGGTGATGGACGTTCCAATGGACGAACTGATCCGGCGGCTAGG